GTTATCTCTTACACATAAATTTTATCAAGCCTTTTATTACCACAATAAAGAACTCAGAGAACTATCTCGTCAAACTTTGTTCAATAAGTGCCGCACCAGGCAGGGTGACCGGTACACTTGCCGTGGCACCCGCATGTCTGGCGACGTGGACACATCTCTTGGCAACTCACTCATCAATTATGCCCTCATCAAAGAAGTATTATTCAAATTGGGCATTGAAGGTGACGCCATTGTTAATGGTGACGACTCTATCATCTTCACCAATAAACCTCTAAACATAGAATTGGCCACAGAATACTTCTCTCAACTTAATATGGACACCAAATTGAGCCTTTCAACAACAAACATACACACTGTACAATACTGCCAAACCAAATTTGTCCTGCGTAGTGATGGCACTCCGACCATGATGGCCGATCCAAAACGCATGTATCAACGGTTTGGCATGACACACACTTTATTGAACCATGAATACTACCCCCATTATCTTCAAGAGCTTATGCTTTGCCATTCATTAACACACACCAACACACCATTGGGATATGCCTGGTTGGCCGCCTTCGATAGAACGCGAACCATACCACTAGACCGAGCGTACAAATTAAAATGGATTGACCAAGAATATTATTCTGCCATGGAGCGTGAAATCTTATCCACTAAATCGACAGCAGAATACACCCAATCCATGTACCAAGCTTATGAACACATCGATCGATACGATGATTTGATACGCAACATATCCATAGGGTACAATTACACTGATCACCACATTTACATAAACCACCATACACAAACAATAACCACACATAACCACAAACATGTTAAAATCCCTGTGGTCCCCCTTAGGACTCGAAAAGCGCGAAGGATTTTCAACTCTCCTTGGTATAGCGAACCTATAGTTGATAATATCCTCACCATACACATTAAAACGTTAATGCACTCTAAGGAACGACGGGACTATAGATTTCACAAAGAGTACCACGAGCAATCTATCACCCAATACCATATCCATTAATGACCCTAGGCTACGATAACTACTAACTCTACTTGACGGAACGACGATCTTGCGATTCCCTAGCAACGACTGGAGGAGGCCTAAATGATAATTCCCAAAATCTTCGGTGGGCGGGAACATCATATAAACTCAAATCTTACTAACCAAGCC